GTCGCTCAGACCACAGACGGGCTAAGCGACGAACGGATGGAGCAGCTGATTGAGCTCGCCAGCATCATGGCCGCAGGCGGTGCGCCTGCGCCCCTAGTCGGCAACACGGCCGATGGGGCGCCCGGGGTGCAGCTGATCGAGGGTGAGGTCGTCGAGGCGGGGGGTGGGGGGCGCGCGGGCGCGGGGCCCCTGGGGGGAGAGAACGACCCTTCCCACACCGCGGCTCCCCTATTAGCCGACCAGCCGGAAAGGGACGAAGCCAATACGCCCGTCCAGAATTTTTCGGCGGAAATCGAAAACCCGCCCCCGCCAAGCCGAGTAGCAGAAGCGCTAGAGTTCCCCGAAGACCCGGAAGGCGTTGACCCCCTGTCGCTCTTCTGACACTCTTCGACCCACAGCCAACCCCCGGTCCTTAACCGACGACAACGAGCGCGCCGGACATACAGCCTGGTCTTATGGATCTCAGCGGTGCGGGGATTGGCCCGTGGGGTGTTCATCACCGCCAAGGCCGGGAAGCTCGGACTAACCAGGAAGGGCGAATGACTGATCTCGCGCAGCCCGCGGCGACGGCTTCATCCGAAGAGTGGGCGCTGTTTCGCGACCAGCTGCAGCGCGAGCTCGAGGGAAAGCGTAACCGCAACAAGCTCGGGTTCTACAAGCCGTACGCCAAGCAGCGCGAGTTCCACACCGCCGGCGCGCTCCCGATCTACGAGCGCCTGTTCATGGCCGGCAACCAGCTGGGCAAGACGTGGGCTGGCGGGTTCGAAGTCGCGATGCACCTGTCAGGCCGCTACCCCGATTGGTGGACCGGGCGGCGGTGGGACAAGGCGATCACAGCGCTTGCCGGGTCCGAGTCGTCGGAACTGACGCGCGACGGCGTTCAACGCATCCTGGTCGGGCCGCCTACGGACGAAGAGGCGTGGGGGACGGGCTGTATCCCCGCCGACGCGCTGAAGGATTGGAAGCGGAAGATCGGGATCCCCGACGCGATCGACTCGATCAAGGTCAAGCACGTCAACGGCGGCTACTCGACCCTGCTCTTCAAGTCCTATGACCAGGGGCGATCGAAGTGGCAGGCGAACACCGTCGACCTGGTCTGGTTCGACGAAGAGCCCCCCGAAGACGTTTACTCCGAAGGGCGCACGCGGACGAACGCGACCAAGGGGAGCGTCATGCTGACCTTCACGCCCCTGCTCGGCATGTCGAAAGTCGTGCGGCGCTTCCTGACCGAGAAGTCCGACCACCGGCACGTCACCGTCATGACGATCCACGACGCCGAGCACTACACGGTCGAAGAGCGACAGAGGATCATCGATAGCTATGAAGAACATGAAAGAGACGCCCGGGCTTCGGGGATTCCGATCCTGGGCTCCGGGCGAGTATTCCCCCTACCGGACTCGGCCGTCGTATGCGACCCAATCCCGCTACCCTCCTGGTGGCCGCGGATCGGAGGGCTCGACTTCGGATGGGACCACCCCACCGGCGCGGTCGAGCTCGCCTGGGATCGCGACCACGACATAGTCTATCTGCACCGCGAGCACCGCGCCGCGAAGCTCACGCCCGACCAGCACAGCCTTGTGATCGGCCCGCTGAAGTGGGGGCCGCTGCGTTGGGCCTGGCCGCACGACGGCATGCAGCACGACAAGGGCTCGGGCGTTCGCATCGCCGACACCTACCGCAAGGCCGGGCTGAAACTGCTCCCCGGGCACGCGACCTTCAACGACGGATCCAACGGCGTCGAGGCCGGCACGCTCGAAATGCTGCAGCGCATGCGCGATGGTCGGTGGAAGGTGTTCAACACCTGCCCGCTGTGGCTCGAGGAATTCCGGCTGTACCACCGCGAAGACGGGAAGATCGTCAAGGAAATGGACGATTTGCTATCGGCTAGCAGATACGCCATGATGATGCTCCGACACGCCCGCGTGCTCGATACGCCTTCCGGCAGGTTCGGGTTCCCCGACCAAAGGCAGGCGCCGGTCGCGGTGGGCACGGGCGAAGGCCCGTTTGACTGATAGCCAGGGGACGACCACCGCCATGAGCAAGAAGAACGCCGACCCGATCGCCGACCAGGGCCGCGACGCCGCCGAGCAGGGCATCCCGAGCGCCGACTGCCCGTACATCAACGAAGGCGACAACCGCGCCACCTGGCTTCGCGCTCACCGCGACAAGACCGCCGAGCTCGCCGCCAAGTCCGTCGACGACTGACCGCCGGTGAGCGCGCTCTTCAACCCGCCAAAGCTCGAGAAGCCGCCGCGGGCTCCGCAGATCGACGACGCGATCGCGCTCCGAAACGAGCGGGATCGCAACGCACGGCGCGGGGCGGGGGCGCGACTGCTCTCGGGAGACAGCGGCTTGCCTGACCTGGGGTCAACGTATTCGCCGCGCGCGGCCGGGGGTTAGGGTGGCGTTCGGGATGCTAGGCAAGAACTTGGGTCCGATGGGTGCGCTCGGGTCGCTGCTTGACCGCAGCAAGACGAAGCCCGGCGGCAAGCCGTCTCCCGCGCTCGGCGCGGGGGCGTCGCTGCTTTCGCGCCAGGACCAGCGCGCCCGCGATCCGTTGGCGATGTAGACGATGATCGACGCGCTCGAAGCAATCCGCCGGCAGGAACGCAAGAAGGCCCTGCGCAGCAACTTCGAGGGGGTGTGGTCACAGATCGCAGCCCTGGTGCTTCCGCGCGCCGACGACTTCATCACCACGCGCACCGCCGGCGTTCGCCGCGACCAGGCGATCTATGACTCGACCGCGCAGCTGGCGCTCCAAGCCTTCGCCGCCGCGATGGAGTCGATGCTCACGCCGCGTACGTCCAAGTGGCATGCGATCGTGCCGTCGGATCCCGACGCCGCCAAGGACGAAGCCTCGCTGCTGTGGTGCGAGAAGCTGCGCGACCTGCTCTTCAAGCTGCGCTACTCGGCGTCCAGCAACTTCGCCTCCCAAGCCTCCGAGCACTACCTGAACCTGGGCGCGTTCGGCACGTCGACGATGTTCGTCGAGGACGGCATGGGAGGCGGGATCCGCTATCAGACCCTGCCGCTCGCCGAGTGCTACATCGCCGAGAACGCCTGGGGTGTGGTCGACGAGCTCGACCGCCGCTACTCCATGACGGCGCGGCAGGCCAAGCAGCGCTTCGGCGAAGACGCCCTGCCTGAAGCGATCCGCAAGTGCCTGACCCGGGAGCCGGAAAAAGAGTTCGAATTCCTGCACTCGACCATGCCGAACGAAGACCGCAAGGGCAACGACAAGACCTGGCGCGGCATGGCCTACTACGCCTGCGAAGTCTCGATCGAGGGCAAGCTGAAGCTGCGCGAAGGCGGCTACCGGCGCTGGCCCTACCCGACGTCGCGCTACGTCACCGCGGCGCGCGAAGTCTACGGCCGCTCCCCGGCCTGGGATACGCTCGGCGACAACAAGACGCTGCAGGCCATGTCGAAGACCGGGCTGCGCTACGGCGAGCAGGTCGTCGACCCGATGTGGGTCACGGCCGACGTCGACAGCCTCAACCCCTTCACCATGCGCCCCGGGTCGGTGAACCCCGGCTACGTCAACGAACAGGGTCAGCTTCTCGCCCGCTCGATGGCGCCGACCGGCGATCCGCGCTACGCGCTCGAGAGCGAGAACCAGCGCCGCCAGGCGGTCAACCGCGGCTTCCTCGTCACGCTGTTTCAGATCCTGGTCGAGACGCCGGAAATGACGGCGACCGAAGCGCTGCTGCGCGCGCAGGAGAAGGGCGCGCTGCTCGCGCCCACGATGGGCCGCCAGCAGACCGAATTCCTGGGCCCGGTGATCGCGCGCGAAGTCGACATTTACACGGCGTCAGGCGTGATCGAAGCCTACCTTGGCCCCCTGCCCGAAGCGATGCAGGCCGCCGGCGGCGGGATCGCCGTCGACTATATCTCGCCCCTGGCGCGCCTGCAGCGCTCCGAAGAGGGCGTCGGCATCATGCGCACGCTCGAGGCGGCGACGTCGGTCGCGCAGTACGACCCGGGCATCCTGAAGAGCATCAACGGCACGCGCACCCTGCGCATGCTTGGCGAGATCAACGGCGCGCCGCTCACCATGTTCAACACGTCGGAAGAACTGGCCGCGCTCGAGCAAGCCGAGCAGGCGCAGATGCAGACGCAACAGCTGATCGACGCCGCCCCCGCGGCGGCGAACACGGCGAAAACGATGATAGAGGCAGGGCAGGCCGCGACGGCAGCGAACTTCTAAAAGGGCGAAACATGAACAAGAGACTTCTGCTGAACGGCGCAGCCGCGGCGTCAGCGTCCGAATTCGATCGGCGGCATAGCTCCAAGCTTCACGAAGCCGCGTCGCTGCTCGAGAAAGACCACATTCAGAGCTTCGCCGTGATCGTCGTCTATCCTGACGGCCGGGTCGACTGCAGCTACGACGTGGGCGCCAATACGGTGGTCGACGCGCAACAGCAGTACGGGAAGATCCTGGCCGGCTGTTCCTCGCTCGAGGGCACGCTCGCCGGCAAGGTCGTCGAACTTGGGCCGGTGCTCTGATGCTGGTCGACAAGGACGGCAAACCCCTTCGGTCTTCCGAAGCCACGCCCCTACACGAAGCCGCCGAGCGGTGGGAGAAGGGCCAGCTGCGCGCGTACGGCGTGATCTATGTCGAGCACGACGGCACGGTGCATTGCAACGTCGGACGTGACCACGCCGACGGGCCGGTGCTCCCGCTCCTGGCCCAAGGGTGCGGGACGGTCGTCGGGTTCCTGCGCGCCGAGCACAAGCGCGGGTTCGCCCCGGATCCCGGATGAGCGCGCAAAGTACCTTCGCCCGCAAGCAGGTGGCCGCCCGGCGCGTGCTGTTCGACGGCCGCGGCCAGCTGAACAAGGACGCGCGCGTGCTCGCGGCCGAACTGAAGAAACTCTGCCGCGTCGGAAAGCCGCAGCTTCCTTCGACGCAAAACGGGATCGACCCCCTCGCCGTTGCCGCCTTAGCGGCTCGGCGCGAGATTTGGGATCACTTCGTGAAGCTGCTCCAACTCGACCCGTACACGGTCGTAAACCTGAGAGAAGACGACAATGGCTGATGGAATCGAAACCCCCGGCGCCGACCTGCTTGCTGTGCCGCCGGCCGGGGCGCCCGCTGCCGAGACGCCGCCGGCGACCACCGAAAACGACGGCCAGGTCGCGACCGGCCCTATCAAGTTCGACGCCTTTGAGGTCCCCGAAGCGAGCCTGAAGGCGGTCGCGGCGAAGGGCTGGAAGAGCGTCGGCGACGTGATCGAGAGCTACGAAGGGCTCGAGAAGCTTGTCGGGCTCGAGCGAGGCGACGACCTGGCGAAAGGCCGGGTGCTGATCCGGCCCAAAGGCGACGCCAAACCCGAAGAGATCGCCGAGTTCTTCGGCAAGGCGACCGAGGGCATGGTCCCGAAGGAAGCCAAGGACTACGGGATCACCGCCCCGGAGGGCATGGACCCTGCGCCCTTCGAGCAGGCCGGCGAACTGTTCAAGGAAGCGGGACTGCCGAAGCCCTTCGCCGACAAGCTGATCGGCGTCGTGGCCGCGGCCGAGAAGGCGAAGGTCGAACAGTTTCAAGCCGATAGCGCCAAGCAGGTCACCGACCTGCAAACCGAATGGGGCGACAACTACGAGCCGAACCTCGAAGCCGGCAGGCGCGCGGCCGCCGCCGTGGGGCTTGACGCCGACGCCCTGAACCGGATCGAGCTCGCGATCGGCACGGGCCCGATGCTGAAAGCCTTCGCCGAGTTCGGCAAGCAGTACGCCGAAATGGCGGCGCCGAAGCCCGGCGAGCAGGGATCTCCCGGCCAATTCCGCGAGACGCAGGAAAGCGCGAAGGCGAAGATCGAAGCGCTGAACAAGGACGACGCCTTCCAGGCGCGCTACCTGTCGCCGAACCCGATGGTCCGTCAGCCTGCGCTCGACGAAATGGAGACGCTTCTGAAAATCGCCTATCCGCCGACTTGACGGTGGGTAGCACTTAGGCTTACACACAGCGGAGGGGTAGGGTTTAGCCCTCCCCAATGCTGGCCCGTCGGGGGTGACGGACAACTAGCGCCAAACCTCATTTCTCGGAGGGGCGCTGTGTCCTACCAAGTCGCTACTCACTTCGTTCAGGCTTACGCCAACAACGTCCAGCTGCTGCTTCAGCAAAAGGGCGGCAAGCTGCTCGATAAGGTGTCGCAGGGCCGGTACACCGGCAAGGGCGCCAAGGCCGTCGAGCAGATTGGCAAGGTCAAGCCGGTCAAGAACCTGGCGCGCCACTCCGACACGCCGCTGATCTCGACCCCCGCCGACGCCCGTTGGGTCTATCCCAACGACTACGAGTGGGCCGACCTGATCGACGATCAGGACAAGCTGCGTATGCTGATCGACCCGCAGTCGAGCTACGTCATGAACGGGGTGCAGTCCATGCGCCGCGCGCAGGACGACGAGATCCTGCAGGCCTTTTACGCCGCGTCGGCCACTGGCGAGAACGGCACCACGTCGACCAGCTTCCCGGCCGGCCAGATCGTCGGCGTCAACGTCGGCGGCACGTCGTCCAACCTGAACGTCGCCAAACTCCGCGCCGCGAAGAAGCTCCTGCTCGCCGCGGGCGTGGATCTCGAAGCCGAGCGCGCGTACATCGGCATCACCGCCGCCGACCACGACGGCCTGCTCAACGAAGTCCAGGTCGCCTCGCTCGACTTCAACTCCAAGCCGGTCCTGGTGGACGGCATGGTGACCCGCTTCATGGGCTTCGACTTCGTGCCGATCGAACTGGCGGACTCGGCGTCCTACGACGCCTACTCCGTCATGACGTCCGGTTCGAACCGCCTGCTGCCCTGTTGGGTTGCGTCGGGCATGCACCTGGGCGTGTGGCAGGACGTGCAGACGCAAGTCACCGTGCGCCCCGACAAGCGCTACTCCACGCAGGTCTACGCGAAGACCACCATCGGCGCGACCCGCACCGAAGAGCTTCGCGTCGTCCAGATCACCACCACGGGCTGATCCCCGCCAGTAAGCGCCACAGGAGACACCCGTCATGGCCGACCTTCTCTGCACCGAACTGACCGGCACCACGTCGACCCCGCGCACCATCGCGAACGGGTCGGTCGCCGGCGGTCGCATGCGCCGCCACCGCGCGACCATCACCATGGCCGCGCAGGCGACCACCGACAATATCCTGCTCTGCCGGCTTCGCCCGAACGACTACTTCGCCTTCGGGATCATCACCACGTCGGCGACCCTGGGCTCGGCCGTGATCGCGATCGGGACCAATCAGACCCACGGGTCGAACGGTCAGTATCGCGCCGCCGCGACCTTCACCGCCGTCGACACGCCGACCCTGTTCGGCCTGGCGTCGGCGATCTCCAATCAGACCGCGCTCACCGCGCACACCCCGATCTATCTGACCATCGCCACCGCCGCGCTCCCGGGTGCCGGCACGCTGGTCGTGGACGTTTACGCGAGCAACGGCTAGGGCGCCCTCACTCGCCCAACGCTGAAGCCCGGCGGGGCGGTCCCTGTTCGCCCTTGGATCGCCCCGCCGGTTTTGTTTTAGGAGGCCGTCTTGGCTCAGAAGCAGTACGACGCGCCTCTCGGCGCCAAGAAGGACACGGTGACGCCGAGCTCGGGATCCTCGATCTCGACTTCGGCCGTCCGCGTCACCATCGACGACTCCAACTGCCCTTCGAAGGAAGCCGCACTCGAAGCCCTCGAGGCGATCGAGCAGGTAATCGTCGAGGGCACCTGGCCGCCGGCGTAGGGGTAGGAAATGGCAGTTAACCGCGGTAAAGCCAATTCGAGCCTTCCTGGCGAAGATTGCTTCCCGATCACGCCCAACGATTCGAACGATCTCGAAGTGAACACGCGCGCCCTGGTGATCGCCGTCGGCGGCGCCGTGAAGTTCGTCACCGAGAGCGGGCAGACCCGCACCTGCACCTTCCCCGCCGGTGTGGTCCCCGTGCGCGTCTCGCGCGTGTGGTCGACCGGAACCACGGCGACCGGAATCTCGGGGCTGGTCTAATGATCGGGCCGGGGGTCGGCCCCTCTTTCTATAGCGGCGTGCCGCTTCCCTTCCCCGGTGCGACGTTTGGCTCCAACTTCACGACCAGCCAATACCAGTTGTCTGGGGCGGTGTATGGCGATCCGTCTTTAATCCCCG